GTTACATTATGTGTGCTATTATCTGGGTTTGGTTGCACCGTTGTGGTGTGCACGCCCGGTTGGCGAACAATGGGGACGACTGTGTCGTGATCATGGAGAGGTGTGATCGCGACCGGTTTGTCACTGGGTTCGCTGAGTATGCAAGTACCCTTGGGTTCACTATGGTTGTTGAAGACATGGTGGACGAGTTCGAAATGATTGAGTTTTGTCAAACTCATCCGGTGTGGGACGGTACCACATGGAGAATGGTTAGGAATTTCAATTCGGCCCGCGAGAAGGATAGTATGTGTCTATTCCCTCTCGACACCCCGGGCGCGATTGGTTCGTGGTTGTATGCTGTTGGGGAGTGCGGAATGGCACTTACAGCAGGTATTCCTGTGTTCCAAGAAATGTATCTAGCATTCATGAGGAATGGCAAACCGAGCAAAATGAGTGAAGCAGTCTATATGCAGAGTGGGTCGGCGATGATGGCCCGTGGCATGGACGGCACGCAGAAGGAAGTCACAGCGGAAGCGCGTGTGTCGTTCTTTGCTGCGTTTGGGGTTACTCCCGATGAACAAGTTGCGCTCGAAGAGTACTACGCAAAGTGGAAACTCTCTCCGGAAGTGGAATCGGTGGATAGCATTGACGACGTGGGTTGTAGTCCCATGTAGCGGCAGTGATAAATGCCAATTATTACCAAGAAAAGAAAAGAAACAAAACGAAACGAAAATGCCAAAGGTTGGCAACAAGAAGAAAATTCGAGTATCAGTAATCCCACGTCGGACGAAGGCGGTTGCACAGAGCAAGACCAGCGAGGTGACTCGGTTAGGTTACGCTTTACGTGCTTTGGGGGGATTAGGTGGAGGAGTTATCGGAGGCGCATTTGGAATGCCCTCCGCCGGCAAATCAACAGGCACGGGCATCGGAGCCGCCATTAGCAAATGGTTGGGCTCAGGTGACTACGAGGTTGTTAAGAATTCCATTGTATCAGGATCGCAGAGAATGTCTGGATCTGTGCCGGAGATGCACAAGAGTGATCAGTCGATCATTGTGCGTCACAAGGAGTTCATCACCACCGTGAATAGTTCCACTGGTTACTCAGTTCAAAGTTCCTTCGATATAAACCCCGGCAATGCCACACTGTTCCCGTGGCTAGCTGGGGTTGCGTCACGGTTCCAAGAATACAAGTTGCGTGGCATGGTCTACCATTACGTTCCCACGAGTGGTACCGCTGTGTCATCCACAAATGCTGCTTTAGGTGCGGTCATGTTGCAAACAACGTACCGTGCCAGTGATGCACCTCCATCTAACAAGATCGAGATGTTGAACGAGTACAATAGTAATGAGAGCGTTCCTTGCGAAGCTTTCTGCCATCCGATTGAGT